AATGGCGTATTTAGAGATAGCGGCACTAATTTCTTGACTTTTGACCCTAATGGGTCTTTGGTGGCTGATTTGTCGACTGCGACTGCAGCGACCATTAATCAGCTGCGTCAGTCGTTCCAGATACAGAAACTCTTAGAAAGGGATGCTAGAGGTGGTACTCGCTATACTGAAATTATTAGAGCGCATTTTGGTGTTGTTAGTCCTGATGCTCGTTTGCAGCGTCCTGAGTATCTTGGTGGTGGTTCTACTCCTATCTCCATTAATCCTATTGCCCAGACAAGTGCGACTAATGTTACTGGAGGTACTACTCCGCAAGGCAATCTTGCAGCCTACGGAGTTGGTCTTGCAGTCAATCATGGCTTTACGTACGCAGCTACAGAGCATGGGTATATTTTAGGTCTAGTGTCGGTTCGTGCTGATTTAACTTATCAGCAGGGATTGAACCGTATGTGGAGTCGTTCGACTCGATACGATTTTTATTTTCCGGCGTTCGCTACACTTGGCGAACAGGCGGTTCTTAATAAAGAGATTTATTGCCTGGGCACTGCCCAGGACAATGACGTTTTTGGTTATCAGGAACGTTGGGCTGAGTACCGTTATAAGCCCAGTCAGATTACTGGGCTGTTTAGAAGTACCGCGGCTGGTACGTTGGATGCTTGGCATTTGGCCCAGCGGTTTACTTCGCTGCCGACTCTCAACAGTACGTTTATTCAGGAAACGCCACCTGTTGATCGTGTGGTTGCAATTGGTGCTTCAGCAAATGGCAAGCAGTTTTTGTTTGATGCTTTCTTTGATATTAAACAGGCTCGACCGATGCCGATGTACTCAGTACCCGGCCTGATCGATCATTTCTAATATGGGTATTTTTGATACGGTTAGTGTGCTGGCAAAGCCTTTTGAAAAGGCTTTGCCAATCGCACCATTTTTGAGTTCGATTAGTACTTTTTTAGGCGGTCGTGAACAGAATGTTGCGTCAGCTGAAGCTGCACAGCGTCAGATGGATTTTCAGAGGGAGATGGCCGATACCAGCTATCAACGCCAGGTTAAAGATTTGGCGGCTGCTGGTATTAATCCTATGTTGGTTACCAAGCTGGGTGGTGCGGCTACCCCAGCAGGTGCCATGCCGTCGTTTGTTAATCCGGCTGCTATGGCGGCTCAATCTTTTAGTGCTGTGCAAAGCGCAGGGGCTGCTGCTAAACAGGCAGACACTGCGGAATTCTTGTCAGATGCGCAGATAGACAAGATTAATACAGAGATTTCAAATATTAAGGCTGTTACTCGCAATTTGGATAGCGAGGAAAAGCGGATTCAGGCTACTACTGCCATGCTTGCGCAGCAAGCGTATTTAATGCAAGAGCAGGGTGCTACACAGGCTGATATACGCAAGCATTTTGGTGCTTTGGTTTCAAAGCTTAATGCCGAAACTACGTTGTTAAAGAATCAGGCAGCCGTTGAGGCTTCGATGAATGATCTTGGTCGTACTGTTGGCCAGTATTCGAAGATTGGTGAGTTATTGATACAGATAATAAAGGCGATTCGATGAGCAAAATATTTTTGCGTAGTTTGGGTAACTACGATTCAGATAAGGCGTCTGTTGAGACTGGCCTCGTTTGCGAGGACCCGAGTTTGGCTCAACAGCAGTTTAAAGAGGATTGTGATATCAACACAATCCTTGACCGTTTTAACGTGACCGGCCAGCTGCCGGTCGTTCCGCTGGAGCCCCAGTTTGGCGATTTCAGCGGGATTAAGGATTATCAGTCGGCGTTGAACGCCGTTTTGGACGCCCAGGAGGCGTTCGATACGTTGCCGGCTAGGGTTCGGGAGCGGTTTGCGAACGACCCAGCGGCATTTGTAGATTTCTGTCTCGATGCAGCTAATCGAGACGAAATGAAGGCCTTAGGCCTGTTGGAAGGGGCCCCGGAAGGGGATTTAAAGTCACCTACCGAGGCCGGCCAGGCCGAGGCTGCACAGGGTACTACTTGATGTAACTGTGCTAGGTGACACCATTTTTTAAAAAAAGGGGTTTTTATGAAGCGTAAACCGATGAATAAGTACCGTTCCGCACGCGGTTTTAAAAAGATGGTTAAGAGGACAAAAGCGGCTAATGTAAGGGCCAACCCCATGCGGGGTGGTTGGCGTCTATAAATGCCGTGTTTCCACCCGCTACAGGCCTACAAAACGGCCTGTGGCGATGTGGTTTTTTATGAGAGCGCTCGGGTTGACGTAGTCCGATCCCTTCAGCTGCCGTGCGGGCAGTGTGTCGGCTGCAGGCTCGAGCGTTCTCGCCAGTGGGCTACCAGGTGTATGCATGAGGCTTCGCTGTATTGCAACAATATGTTTATTACGTTGACGTATAACGACGAGCACTTGCCAAGTGATAGGTCGTTGGATTATGATGATTTTCAGCGGTTTATGAAGCGATTTCGCAAGCACTATAAAGGGATAGAAGAGCGAGATGGAAAACGAGCAATTCGTTTTTATATGGCTGGTGAGTATGGCGAGCAGTTTGGTCGCCCTCATTTTCATGCTTGTATATTTAATTTCTGTTTTGACGATAAAAAAGTCTTTAAGCGTACCCCAAGCGGAAGCACAATCTACACTTCTGAGAAGCTTTCAGCTTTATGGCCGTTTGGGTATGCTAGTATTGGCGACGTCAATTTTCAGTCTGCTGCTTATGTCGCACGTTATATTATGAAGAAGGTTAACGGGCAGTTGGCAGACAGTCATTATGAGTTTGTTACAGATGACGGAGAGATATTGAAGCGTAAGCCAGAGTTTACGAAGATGAGTTTGAAACCTGGAATTGGGTTTCAGTGGTATGAGAAGTATAAGACGGACGTTTATCCACATGACTATGTGGTTGTAAATGGCCGTAAGGTTCGACCGCCTCGGTTTTATGATAAAAAATTCAAGCTGGAGCATCCAGAGGAATTTGAAGTTGTAGAGTTTGAGCGGGAGAAGTCTCGTTTGAGGAATTATGAGGATAATTCCGAAGCGAGGTTAAGAGACAGGGAGATAGTTACTAATGCTCGTCTGTCGCAATTGAAACGCTGTTTGTGAAAGGGAAACAAACATGAAGATGGTAATTTGTACAATACGTGATTCGGCTGCCGATGCTTATGGCAGACCGTTTTTTCTTCCTTCGGTTGGTGTTGCTATCCGCAGTTTTACTGACGAAGTGAATAGGTCTGCGGAAGATAATCAGATTTATCAACACCCCGGAGATTTTGATTTGTTTGAGCTTGGCGAGTTTGACGATGCGACTGGTAAGTTCGCATTGTTGGATGTGCCAAAGCAGTTAGCGCTTGGCCGTATGGTTAAGGTTCGAGAGTAAGAGATACCGCCCTAATTTATGTAAGTAAATTGGGGCGGAATTTTATTGAGGAGATGTCAAATGATGCATAGAAACAAGAGTGTTAACGTTCATCAGTTTGCGATGATTCCGCGCGCGGATATTCCGCGCTCTACGTTTGATAGTCAGAAAGCGTATAAGACGACTTTTGACGCTGGCTATTTAGTGCCTGTTTATGTTGATGAGATTTTGCCGGGAGATACTGTTCGGCTAAATATGACATCATTTACTCGTTTGGCGACTCCGCTGTTTCCAATCATGGATAACATGCATTTGGATTCGTTTTTCTTTTTTGTTCCCAACCGCCTGGTTTGGGACAATTGGCAGAAGTTTATGGGTGAGCGTACGCCGAACCCGAATTCTTCGATAGATTTTGTTATTCCTACTTGCACCAGCCCAGCTGGTGGTTACGCAGTTAATTCGTTGCAAGATTATATGGGTATACCTACTGCTGGCCAGATTACTGGCAGCAATACGGTTAGCCATAATAATTTGCCGATGCGTGCTTACAATTTGATTTATAACGAGTGGTTTAGAGATCAGAATTTGCAGAATTCTGCTCACATGGATTATGGTAATGGCCCAGATAATGCGTCTGATTACACGCTGCGTCGGCGTGGTAAACGCCATGATTATTTTACGAGTTCGTTGCCCTGGCCGCAGAAGGGTGATGCCGTTACTTTGCCGTTAGGTGGTACAGCACAAGTTAATCGTGTTTCGAGTGCCACTGGTCAGTGGCTTGGTTACAAAGACGGAACAAATACGTTTGCAGACATTGGTACACCAACGTTTGGTGCCAATGGCGTATTTAGAGATAGCGGCACTAATTTCTTGACTTTTGACCCTAATGGGTCTTTGGTGGCTGATTTGTCGACTGCGACTGCAGCGACCATTAATCAGCTGCGTCAGTCGTTCCAGA